GGTCACCCCGGTCAAAGCCGAATGCGCGGTCAGGCGCGCATAGACCGCCAATTGCAGCGCGGCTGCGGCTGCATAGCTCATTGCGGCACCTCCTCTCGGGTAAAACAGGTCAGATACTGCCCGTCCGGGTCCCGCTCGGTAACGGCCAGTATTGTGTAGATGCGGGTGCCATCCCTAAATCGCTGCTCGGGCCGTGGCCTGCGCGGCGAACCAACAGGCGCCCCGCGCACCGTTACCCTGTAAGGCACAGTGGCGAGCACGATCTCGACCCCGGCCACATCGCGACCACTGCCGGCTGAGACCTCGCCCCACAAGGTGCCGATCGCGGTCCAGGACAGTCCAAAACCGCCCGCACCATCGGCGATCTGCGACGGCGCCTCTAGCAGCAAGGATCGGTTAAGGTCGGGCGCGTTCATGCTGCACCCCCACCCAGAACACGGACGATGCGCCAACGCTCGATCAGCGCCTGCACCGGATAAGGCAATCCGGGCGCCGTCTCGGCAAACTGGTTGCGGTGCTCGTAATATTGCCCGGCCATCAGGAAAACCGCTTGTTGCAGATCAGGCGGAACATTTGTCCATGCCGCCCCGAACCCGGCGTCAAAAACCACCTGTATCTTGCCATCTGCCGGCACCGTCGGCAGCAGATACCCAACAGAGGCCAGCTTGGGCCGGTGCGTGTCCTGCACAAGACGGTAGCGGGCTGGGGCGACGACACTGCCTGTGCCCCCGACATCCACCAAAGTCACCGAAATGATGGCGCTGACCGGCGCTACCGGCAGGGCCTGTTCGGAAAAATCGCGCCAGTCGGGAAGGGTCAGCTGAAACCGTCTGGTCATCAGCGCCTTGCCGATCCGACCCTCGACCGCCGCAATGGCGGACCGCAGATAGGCTTCAAGCAAGCCATCCTGCATGCCACTGTCGGTAAACCCGGTGCCTAGCCGCAGATGATCCTTCAACCCTTGAACCGGCAACGCGTTCGACGCAACCGTCGTAAGCTCCGTCAACAACATCGTTTCGCTCCTTTCCCTTTATGTGCAAAAGGCGCCCGACCCCACTTTGAGGGGTCGGGCCGATGTTCAAGGTCAGGAGGTGGCGACTTTCAGCAGCTTGATCGCCGCAAAATCGGTGATATCGCCGCCCACGCGCTTGGACGCATAAAACAGCACGTTCGGCTTGGCCGAGAAGGGATCGCGCAAAATACGCAGGTCTGGACGCTCGGCGATGGTGTAGCCGGCGTAGAAATCGCCAAACGCAATCGGATAGGTATTGGCGCCGATGTCAGGCATGTCTTCGGACACCAGCACACGGTACCCCATCAACGTCGCGGGTTGACCCGCGGCGATGCTGTCAGTCCACATGAACCGGCCAACCGAATCCTTGATCTTGCGCACCGCGCCGGCAGTCTTGCTGTTCATCACAAAGGTCGAATTGGCGCGGTAGTCGGCGGCCAGCGAATAGACCAGCGTCACCAGGCAATCCAGCGGGTTTGTGGTGTTGAAGTCGGTCGCATAGCCCGTGGGGATATAGCCCAGATTGCCCCAGGTCCAGGAGGCGTTCGCCACCTTGGTCGGCAGCAGAATCCCCTTCGGTTGGTCGGTGCCGGTGCCATTGATGAAGGCTGAGGCTTCGGCGCGGATGAAACGGGTCGCGATCTTCTGGCTCAGCCAAGATTCCACGTCAAAGGCCGCGTCATCCAGCAGCCGCTGGCTGGCCTTGGGCATCGCCGACAGGTCGTTCAACTTGATCGAGATACGGTTGATATTCGGCGTGGTGCTTTCGGTCACCGCTGCAGTTTCCGACTGCCAGCCCGAGCCGACATCCGTATTGTCGACAATCACATCATAAGATGTGGCGTCGATCTGCACGACATTGGCGATGGACCGCAGCGAAGCGGTCGACGACAGCATCGACTGGATGTTTTCCGACATCTGCGGGTTCAGCAGATAGCCGCCATCGGCCGAGACGGCGGTGGACATCGCCTTGCCCTCCAGCGTCAGGCCGCGCAGGCCATCATCGTCACCGGTCCGCAAATAGGCGGCCAGCGCCTTCTTGTGCGACAGGTCCACTTCGACATGGGCCGACAGTGCGGGGCGGGCATAGGTCATCGTTTTGCGATCCAGCATGGTCAAACGCTCTTCCTGTTGTTTCAACGTCAGTTTCACATCGTCTTGAAAGCCTTTGAAGGCGTTCACGAACCCGGCCAGGGCGGACTTCACTTCCGCACCCGGATGCTGGGCCTCGGGGTGAACTTCCCCGGCCCGAGCCTTGATCTCGGTCATATTGGTTTTCCCTCAGGTTGGTCGTGAAAGGCCGCGCTTCTGGCGCGGCAGGGGATCGGCCGCGCTAGCGCTTGGCCAAAGATTGGCTCGCGTCATCAAAGACCGAGGCCAGTTCGCGCCAGAAATCGGGCCAAGGCACATCGCCCTTGGCCGAAACCCGCGCCTCGGGAAGCATCGGAAAGGTCACAAGCGACACCTCCCAAAGCTCCAGCTCCGACAACAGGCGTTGCCCCTTGCCATCGCGTTCCGCCTTGACGGTGCGGTAGCCGATCGACAAACCATCGATCGCCCCGGCCGTCAGCAGGGCCGCCGCTTCGCGCCCCTTTTCCACCTCGGTCAGGATGCGGCCCTTGACGTAAAGCCCGGTCGCGTCCTCGCGCACCTCGTCCCAGACGCCAATCGGCTGCGCGGGATCGTGCTGCCACAGCATCTTGACTTGGCGCCCTGCGGCTTTCATCGCTTTCAGACTGGCGGCATAAGCGCCCTTCTGCACGGTGTCGCCGCCCTGGTCGCGCTTCCCGAACAGACTGGCATACCCCGCCACAACATGCCCATCGGTAACCGTCAGCCGCGTTTCCGGTTGCACATACTTGCGCTCCGGTGCGCCTTCCATTTCCCAGCTCATCCTGAACCTCACTTTGTCGCTGCCGCAATGATTGCTTGGGCCATCTGCGACAGCAAAAATGCCGCGACCCCGTAAACGCCCAGCCAGATACGCTTTTCCAGTCGCTCCAGTGCCGCGTCGATCAGTTCCAATCGATAGTCGAGCGCCGCCCATCGCTCCTCGGCCACGCGTTCGTTGGCCTCGATCCGCGCTGCTGCAGGGTCAAAGCCATCGTACAGAAAACGCGAACCCTCAGGCGGGCGCCTCGCCGTCATGCGCCCGTCAGCGGCGGCAGGCCCAGCAAGACGCGCTTTTCATCCGGGCTCAGGAAATCCGCCGCGCCAACCCGCGCCCATTGCTGGTCGCGCTCCACCGCCAGCGCCGGTATCTGGTCCAGATCAGGCTTCAGTTCGATCTGCTCTCCCGTAAACTTCGACAACCAGCCCGAGATGCCCGCCGTAACCCGAGCCGCCAGCGGCAGCACCGTCAGCCGGAAAAATGCCCGGTTGGCCTCTTGGTAATTGGCATAGGTTGCGTCCCCCGGAATGCCGATCAGCATCGGCGGTACCCCAAAGGCGATGGCAATCTCGCGCGCGGCGGCCTCTTTGGTTTGCTGGAACTCCATGTCGCTGGGGCTGAACCCCATCGGCTTCCAGTCCAATCCCCCCTCCAGCAACATCGGCCGTCCCGCATTGCGGGCCCCTTGATGATGCGCCTCCATCTCGCTGACCAACCGGTCATACTGTTCGGCGGATAGCGAACCCTGCCCATCCGCCCCCTTGTAAACCATCGCACCCGACGGCCGCGCGGCATTGTCCAGCAAAGCCTTCGACCAGGATGAGGCCGAGCCATGCACATCCACGGCAACCGCCGCCGCCTGCATCGGGCTTAGTCCGTAATGGTCATCCTGCGGGTGAAACGATTTGATGTGGCAGATCGGCGAATACTCCTCGCTTACCGCAAACCGATGCGTCCGCCCGCCCACCACATAATCATAAGCCACGGGCCAGCCATCGGCCCCCGGCACCACGTTCATCCGGTCCGACCGCAAAACATGCAACTCGCCCGGCAGCTTGCCAGCCCCCGGCACCGCCTCGACATAGGCGCTGCCGTGCAGCAACAGATAGCCATAGATCGCCTCGAACAACTCCGCCCGGCCCTGTGCACCGTTGGGTTGCCGGATCAGGTCAAGCAGCGGGTGCAGATCGTACCGCATGTTGGCGTCCTGCAGCACCAGCGGCAAAGCGGCCGCCGCCTCGGAAATCACCTTGACGCAGCGAAACCCGATGGGGTTGCCAAGGAAACCCGTGCGCGTCAGCGATGCCGCATCCCGCGGGCTCCACGCCACGCGCCCCGACGACCCCCAGGCGACCATCCGCCCCGTAGCCGAGGCCTTCTTCTCCGCCACCATGTTCGGCAGCCGCGCCTCTGGCGCCCGCCGCAGGAAATCAAAGACCATTCATCCACTCCTCAATCCCGGGCCATGCCCATCCGGGCCACGGTCCAAGGGGACCGCAGCATAATGTCAGGGCCGAAGCCCGTTTACCTGATTAAAGGCCGCGCACCTGCGGCCGCCGATGCGTCTCGGACGGCTCCACCACCAGATCGGTCAATGCCCAGACCAAGGCATCGACCCGGTCGGGGGACCCTTTGCCCTGATATCCCATCTGGGTCATCAGGCACATCTGCGCCTCCAGCTTGTCCAAGCCCCGCAGATGCGAAACCCGACCCTGTTCGTACAAGGCCGATACCGGCTCGGCCCGCACCACCTTGCCCCGCGTGGCACGGACGGCGCGGTAGGGAACCAGAGGGTCAATCTGCCGGATCATTCGCTCCACCAGATCGCCCCCCTGATTGACCTCGGCCACCAAACGGTCCGCCTTGTGCCGGTCCATTGCCGCAATCGCAGCCCGCGCCCATTCATCGGGCGAGGCGCCCGTCACGCTGGCATCCTCCAGCACCACGGCGCGCCAATCCTGCGGTGGCCCGTCGGTAAAGGCGCCGACAACCACGATGCCACATTCATCGCTGCCCTTGTGCCCGGTTACCGGCGGATCCACCGCCACGACAATCCGGCTCAGATGCGGTACAACGGCCAGTCGCAATGCATCAAACCCGCTTTGCCGCCACAAGGCACCTTCGATATCCTCCAGCAGCAACCCTTCCAGTTCCTGCTTGCCCAGACTGCTTCCGGCGAACCGTGCCTGCACCTCCTCCAGGAACGATGCCGCCAGATAGGCCCGGTTGGCCTCGGTTGGCGCATGGGTCTTGACGGTCGACGGGTTCTTCAGGATCGCCTTCAACACCGCGACATTCTGCGGCGTCGTGGTCACGACCTGCCTTGGATTGTCGCCCAGCCGCAAGGCGAACTGCAACTGGTCCCAAGTCTCCTGGCCCTTTTTCCATTTGGCAAGCTCGTCCACCCAGGCCGCGTCAAACTGCGGGCCGCGCAGGCTGTCGGGCGAATGTGCCGAAAAAACCTGCGCCACGGCACCATTCGGCCAGACCAGTTGCTTGCGGCTGGCCTGCCATTCCGGGCGGCGGTCGGGCGGCGAACAGGCAAGGATGCCGCTGTCGCCGAACACCATCACCTCACGCACCTGATCCACCGTTTCGCCAACCAGCGCCACACGGCGAGCGGCACCCGGGTCCAGCGGCCCCGATCCCTCGACCTGCGCCCGAACCCATTCTGCCCCGGCCCGCGTCTTTCCCGCACCGCGTCCACCCATGATGACCCAAGTCTTCCAGGCACCCTCCGGCGGCAGTTGATGCGGCAGCGCCCAGAAGTCGAACATCCACGGCAGCGCCAGCAAGGCATTTTCGCTCAACCCCGCCAGAAACTCGTCAACCTGGTCCTGCGTCGCGGAGGCAAGCCAACCTGCGCCCGATCTCAT